AGCGATCAAGAATTGCTTGACGAGCAGTTGCCTGCGCTTCTGCTTCGGCTTGCTTGGCTGCGCGCTCGGCTAGTTCTGTTTGGTATTCTGCAAATTCAGTATCTGTCATTTCTCTATCAATGACTTCATCTGTCTCTGTGTTGTGGATTCTTACCATTGGGCGTGCTGTTGTTTTAGGCATTATTTAACTCCGTAAATTAGGACTGTTCCTGCGGTAAAAGATGTTCCACTTCCTGAATTAAAAGTAATTGACGAAATTGCAGAGTTTGTTTTGATAGTGCCTCCAAGATGACCAAAAACACTTTGTACAGAATCATTCTCAGCAAATCCAGCCATTTGAAAAGGCTTAGGCCGCGTAGTAGAATTGTAATTATACAAATTCAATACAAAGCAATTATCGGCAACTGTTCCTAAAGTTGAATTAAGAGGAACTGGAATGTTATTTACAGTTGATTGAACGGTGTTTGTTAAATCCACTCCCCTTTGACCAATACCCAATGTTTGATTTTGTGTTCCGTTCACATAAACTGTAATCCCATGTCCTGCTGTTGTAATAGTAATTCCAGAAAAGATAACCTGTAAATTATTATAGGTTTGATCAATACTTGAAATTGTTGTAGTTGCTCCTGAAAGAGTTGTAGTTGATAGCAAAGTCATTCCACCTGCTGAAATACCGCCCCATGCTGGAACGCCACCTGAAACAGTTAAATACTGTCCATTTGTTCCGATTGGTAGGCGAGTGTTTGTGTTTGCAGTAGATGAGCGGTATTCGATGTCACCTAGCGTTGTTGATGGATTTAGGTTCTTTGTTGTGGTGTCAACCGATGTTCCGAGTGTGCGAATTGCAGCAGCGCCATCTTTGACGAGTGCGGTGTCATCAGGTGTTGTCCACCCGTAGTTGGTCGTTGTTGCCATTTTGCTCCTATTGTCAGGCTACTATTGTAGCGTTTAACCAGTCTAAAGTTGGTGAGATTGTATTCCATGCCTCAGTGATTGGGACATCGCTCCATTTCATTGCCTGAAGGCTAAATGCCAAAGGCGATAGATTGAGAGTCACTGAAAGTTGATTGAATCCTGCGTTGAAAGTCCAGCCCTCAACAAAACCTTGAAACCTGCCTGACTCCATGTTCGATGGCAAGTTTGTAATGTCTAATGCTTCGCCCATAAAAACCTTGATTAGTCGATCACGATCAGCATCATCGATTTCAGGGTTGGTCAATTCAAAGGTGATCGATTTGAACAGGCTCTGAGGATAGGCTCTAAGTTCAAGATAGAACTCTGCCTGACTTTCGGCATCTGCTCCGTTTTCAAGTGAGGTCAGAATGTTTTGAGCCTGCTGACCATAAAGGGCAATGGATGCATCATCCTGAGCGGATTCTTGTTGTCCGTTTTTATAGGTAATTACAACTTTGTTTCTAATGTCACCTAATTTGCGAGATGTGGAAAAACCTCGAGCCATTGCATGATTGCCAGTAACTTCCAGGTATCCATTGGCTGCAAGATACTGACTGCGGTGAGTCGAATCGGCGTAACCAATGCGCCCTTGAGCATCCTCATAAATGTAACCTGCACCTGATGTGGCAAGGGCTGAAATCAAAGAATAAACATCAGTTGTGTTTGCTGAGCGAGCCGCAAGTTCATAATCCCCAGGCTGATCGATTTCGCCTAGTCCTGAGTTTTGAGCGTTAGCCCATGTCTCAGTTGCGTTATAGGTATTCCACTGAAGCGCAGCAGGAACTTCATTCCAGGCGTTGTAAAGCAAACCTGAAAGAATTGAATAAATCTGATCTCCGTCAAAATCCTTTGTTAGGACTCCCTCGGTTAGAATCTTTGGCAGTTTGGAAAGTGCTCCCAGGGCAACAACTTTGAATGTTTGAACAATGGCACTTGCGCCTGCGACTCGAACACTTTGGTCAATGTCAGTGACAAAGCCGCCAAAAATCGGGACAAAAGTGTTTGTTGAATCTTTGACCTGAATGGCTATCTGATCATTGATTTCAATTGAAAGGTTTGATTGATTTGTGTTTAAGATTTCTATTGAGCAGTAACCTGCAATAGGTTGTTGATAGATGTCAGTGCGACCTGAGGAAATGGTCAGGTTTGAAAGGGTAACACTCGTATAAGTCCCACCGTTGATTGAAACCTGCCAAACAGGATTCCATGCGGTCATCGGTCAAAGGCTCCTGCACCAAGCGTACCTCTAGCGTTTGAATCATTCATAAGTTCAACCAATTGGCGCTTGACTCCTTCAGGATCACCAACGATTCCATTAAACGAAACATTGAAGTTTGGCATGTAAGGGGGTTGGGCGGCAAGCGTTTGATTTGCAACAAGTCTGTCGGCTTGAGCGCTAAGAACATCAAATTCTTTAACAAGTTTATTAAATTCAGTCTGAGCACTCTTTTTGCCAATTCCACCCGTTTCAACCAAAAATGTCAAATCGGTAAATTTGTCAGAGATGTCTAATAAGCGATCGCCAAGTTTAAGCAGGCTAGTTGCACCAAGAGGAGCGGTTCCACCTGCACCGCCACCGCCACCTGCGCCGCCACCTGCACTACCGCCGCCAAAAGTTCCAGCGCCACTGCCACTGCCTGAACCGCCTGCCATGCCGCCACTGCTACCGCTACCACCAAACGCGGTTCCACCTGCGCCGCCACCTCCGCCTGCGCCGCCACCTCCGCCAATCAATCCAATGTTAGGAGTTGGGAGTCGGTTATAGGCAGAGATGACTGCATTGACCATGTCCTTGATTGCTTCGACAAACGCTGAAATCTTGTCAATTGCTGCACCGATAATGTCAATGATTCGACCAAAGACACTGCCAACAATTTCCAAAGCGTATTTCAAAGTTGTTCCAATTACTGGAGCAACAACATCTTTGATAAAGTTTGCAAGTTTTTGGAATGAATCTGAGTTGCGATTTACTGCCGCGAGTATGCTATCCCAACCTGCTTTTAAGCCTTCTAAAATAGGCAAGAAAAAGTTTTTAATGAAATCTCTTAAGTTTTGAATGTAGCCATTGAGTCCGCCTGCACCAATAGCATCTCCAACTGCAACGATTGCAGGGAGAACATTCCTATTAAAAGCGCTGACCAATTCCAGGACAACTGGCAATAAAGCAGTGCCGATTGTTGTCTTGATGTTTTCAAATTGAGCGGTAAGGATTCTTTGTTGATTTGCCAGGCCACCTGATGTTCTCTCAAAGTCTCCTTGAGCATCTGATGTTTGCTTCATGATTACTGCTTGAGCAGCCAAAACTTTTTGTTGAGCACTAAGAGCGCCAGTGCCATTGTAAATGCCCATGCTCATTGCCTCTTGCTTTAAGGTGGCATCATTGAGCAAAACACCATAAGCGCGGATTGGCTCTGATTCGCCTCTGAGAGCGGCTCCAATGGCTCCAATGGCCTGCTCAGGGCTTGTGTTATAGAAAGAGGCTAAGTCTGCTGAGAGAACTGATAACTCTGTTGAGAAGCCAACTAAATCATCGCCTGCAAGTCCTGCAGATTTTCCAAAGGTCGCAAAGGTTGCTGCGGCATCGAGTGCCTGTTGCTTGCTTTGACCTAATCTTGTTGCGGCAGTTGCTGCGAACTTGTTGATCGCATCGGCAGATTCGCCAAAGATAACTCCGACTTTAGATTGTGTCTCAGAAAGGTCTGATGCTGCTTTAACTGCATCGACACCAATCTTGATCGCCATCGCGCCTGCGGCTGCTGCGGCTGCGGCAAGGGCAACGCCAATTTTTTTGCCGACATTGGCCATCTTGCCACCAAAGCCCTCAACATCACCTGTTGCTGCTTTGAGTTTCTTGTTAAGGTCATCGACATCTGCAAGGATGGATAACTTAAGGGTTCTGCTATCTCCAGCCATTATGTCCATTCCTTAATGATTTTTTCAAAAGCCATTTCCCATTTGCGGATGATCTGAGGTTGAATCCTTCTCATAGTCGGCCAAATAAATCGACCGACATTTCCGCGTTGTCCATAACGAGGAGTTCTTTCGCCAAAGCGAGAAAACCTCTTTGATCCAAACTCAACGCCTGCAAGGATGCCTCGACCACCTGCTTGACCATTGACATTCAACTGAGTTGTCGCTCCGCCTGAAAACTTCTGTGAAGCAAACCCAATTCCAAACTCACCGATCTTAGATGTCTTTGAAACCTTAATGCCATCGGCAATTCTTTTTTGCTGAACACCAACGGCTGAAACGCGAATCTGTTGTGTTGCATAATCTGCAAGTGCACCTGACTCGCGCTTCGCCGCCGCTTGACCTTCATCACTCATGGCCTTAAAGGCTTTCATGATCGATCGCAATTCGGCTTTGTCATAGGTGAAATAGCGCTCTTGATCTATTTCACTAGCCACCGTTTTGCTCCTTCAGTATTTCTAACGCGGTAAGAATTTCCTCTGCGGTTTGCCATTCACTCATCGGGATTCCTGTTGCCAGTGCTAACTGGATCAGGACTCGGTTGATGCTTCCTGGCTCGAAACTTTTGGGTCTGCATCCAAAACAGTTACATCTGCAATTGTTTCCATCCAAACCTCAAAAGCCTTGATTGGCTTCCCACCTGACTCACGCTTCATTGAATTGTAAGCCAAAAACATTAAGTCCCAGATTCCAATGGATTCCTGAGCCTTGCTAATGGTGTTGCCTGTTGCCTTTTCCCACTTTGCCCATTCAGGAGGTTGTGCAACATAAGTTGCTTTTTCACCTGAATTGAACTCGATCAGAATTGGTAGTTTCATTTTTTGCTCCCGTTTCTATTTTTTAACTAAAGGTTTCTGTTACTGCGCCTTTAGATACTTTGAATGTGAATGATACAGTCTGTGCATCAGTTCCTGCTCCACCTGCGGTTGGAAATTCAGGCTTAATTGGGAATGAGAAAGTTGCTCCAGTTGCTGCAGTCAATGAAATTGTGATGTCTGTGTCAGGTGCTGACTCCGCTGCTGCCCAAAGTGCCTCGCATACTGAGTCAGTCTTGCCCCAGTCTGCAAGCATTTCAAGAGCGAATGTACCTTCAACATTAACTGTTTTGTACGCTTCGCCATCAAGTGTTTGGTAGGTTTCACGAACATTTGTCTTTGTTAGAACTGCTGAAGTCGCTTGAGCATCGATGTCTGTTCCACCTGTGAAAGACAAAGAAACATCGCGACCTGTGATTACTGTGGTTGCCATTTTTTTCCTTAGGTTGTTTGTGTGTAGTAAGTGGAAACTCGAACATCGGACACCAAGCAATTTGATGGGCCGACCTGAGTAACTGTTGGTTTTTCAACCGCCTCGATCGTGTACCCAACAGGGATGACGGCGAGAACGCTCATGATAAGTTGTTCCAAATTGTCCAGGGATGCTGGATTGGAATTGTAAGCAACCGCAACTGAAATGACCAAATTGATCTTTACATGCAGGGTTGACTTGTTGATTGTTTGTAATTCTAAATACGGTGAATCGGGAACATTTACACAAAAGGGAACTTGAGGCGCTTCAGGGACATAGGCATAAACATTTGCTGCAACGCCACTAAGGGCATTGGCTAAAGGTTGTCTAACGCTTGAAAGAATTGTTGAGGCTGGCATTACTGCACCATTGTTTCAACATCAAGGTACTGGCCCAGTAACCCTGAAACTCTGTTGAATAGTGACCGCCCGAGTCTATAAGGTGAAACTGTTGTGAAATCTATTCCTTCGATTTGTCCACCTGGAGCAATTCGGGATTGGAATACTTCAACTGCAACTGCCAAAACGGCAGATTCGACTGCTGGCACGCCAACATAAGTTGCTGCACCTGAGAGAGTGGCAAGTCCTGAAGGGATAACATTGCGCTCAGAAATGTCTGCATTGGTGATACTAACGGTAAAGAAGGCATTGAAATCTGAATAAACTCCATCAATAAAAATGCGTTGGTTTGAGTTGATAATAACATCGTCAAAATCTATGTTGCTTGATTCCAGAATTGTAAATGTTCCGTTAAAAGGTGAACCGCATCCTGTAATTACAACGCTTTGACCTTCTGAAAAAATGTTGTTGCCAACAACTACATAAGTTGCGACATTGCCGCTGAGTTGGACTTTTTGAATTGGCGATGCGTACTTGACAAGCATTGGCAAGATTACTGCCTCGCTAGTGTCGATGACATCTGTTAAATAAGCATCCGAATAGAGAGATGTAGAAACGCCAAGAATAGAACGCAGTTCTGCAACTGTGACGATTGAAGCCATTTTCTACACCTCTCTGTTAAACGGCTGAGGGGGAGATCGGGAGCAACCTCCCCCTCATGATTAGTTTGTTATTAAGCGACCATGTAACGGTAAGCGCCTGCACCAAGTTTTGTTGCAACTGCGCCATAACCGTAGTAGCCAACCTGAACCTGACCTGTTGAGATCAAGTTTGTCTGTAATGATAGACGAGGTGATTCGTACCATGTGTAAGCATCAGGATTGATGATGATCATTGAGTTGTCACCTGTACCTGAAAGGTTACGAGCAACGCGAAGGTTAAGTCCTAGCAAATTACCGCGAACGGCAGTTGCAGTTAAATCTCCGCCTGCATTTTGAGGGTTGATTGTCTGTGTGAAAATTGGACGGTTTGATGAATCTACGAGTCCCATCAAAACACCCCATTGCTCAGGTGATACTACGATGTTTGTCGCGAATCCGAGAGTGTTTGTGTAAATTGAAACTGCTGCATCTGCAACAAAGTCAGCAGCAAGTGCGCCTGTTGTTAGTGTGCGGTTTCCGCCATCTGTTCCGCCTGCAATAAGCGCTGAACCAACTGCTGCGTCTGTTGCCTTTGCGTATGCGTACTCCATTTGACGAACAAGTTCAGCAAAAAATGCTGGAGATGAGCGATCTAGAAGTTCTAGTGAAAATGTCTGTTGTCCGATAAACTTCTTGACATCTACTGAAACAAATGCTGCGTTCTGATCTGTCTCTGATGGTGTTCCACCTTCTGATGCGATTGCAACAGTTGGAGCAACAGTGATCTTTGGAATTTCAAAAGTCATTCCTGCGTCAGGCAAGGCCCCACGGCTAACGCTATCCACTAGAGGCCTATCGGCATTGCTGATTCCGTTGATTACTTCTGTAAGTTGACGAGTTGGGACAAGTCCTGCGTTATCTGTGACATCTGCTGCTGCTGCAACAAACATGCGTGATTCCTCTGAGCCCAACTTTGCGCGAACTGAGTGCTCCAAGTATGAAGCCTTATCCACGATAGGATTGCGAACTGTGATTTGAGTGTAAGGTGCAGTTGCAGCCTTTACCTCAACATGTGCTGCTTCTACCGTTTCTGCGGCAGGAGCGTTTGGAACGGTAGTGTCTGACACTTGTTCTCCTTCTGTGATTTGATTTGTTATTTCCTGAGATGACTCAGAAACCTCGGGTGTATCTGTTGCGGCGACTTTTTGCACTTCTGCTCCAGGAATCGCTCCTGATGTGACAAGGCTGACCTCAACAAGAGAACTTGCAGAGATTGCCATCACGCCATTGTCGTTTGCCCAGTCATTTACCTGAACACCAACTGAAAAATCTGAGCGGAGTCCAGTAGCGGCCTCCTCGAGTGCATCATTGCCTGCGGTTGTGCGTGCGATTTTAAATGAAGCAGTAATTCCTGAATCATCCTGTGACCATTCAACAAGTTTGCCAATTGGCTTTGTTTGCTCATGTTCTAAAACAAGTTTTGTGTCATTGCTAAACTCAATTGAGTTTGGGAGAAACTTTGTCTGCCCTGCTGAGGTATTTCCAACGGCATCCCATTGAACTATGCGACCTGCAATGATGCGAGATTCAGCATCTGATGCGGTTAGCGTTACTGGCATTGTTATTTTCATTTTATGCTCTTTCCTCATTATGGATTAAATCTTCTTCCTCGCGAATTTCCTCAACTGACATCGCACCGATTGTGTTAAGAATCTGATAAACCTGTGCGCGCTCCAAAGCGTTGCCGCGTAGGAAATCATCTAAATCAAAACGAACTTCTGTTGTTGATGGAACAAAATCAGGCATGCTGAGGCGTTGCTCAATAGCAGTCAAAATTGGACGCAGTGAGAAGTCAATTAAACCTCTGCGCTCTGATGTTGTGTTTGAATAAGTCATTGAGTTTGTTTCAGCGCTAACAAAGTAGGCAGGCAGGTTGCAAGCGCGAGCC